TTGTTAATACTTCATTACTGTTGTAATTAGGTAAAATAATAATATCAAAGTTTACACCAATATTAATAATAAAAGCATCTCTAACAGTTACAGTATCATTTACCATTCTATATTGAGAAAGATAAGTGATTATATTTTGTTTTAAAGCTGAAGAAGTAGTGGTTAATTGGTTATCAACATTATATGATAACACATATAAATCCAATACTGATTGAGACTCGCCAGCTGAAATTGATTGGGCTTTAGTAGGCTCAATATATGCTTTAGAAACAACTCCATATTTAGCAGGCATTGAAAGTGTTCTAACTAAATAATCATTTTGAGTTACGTTACGTAATTGAGTTGCAAAATTAGCAGATGAGTTTTGTCTAATTTCTTCTATTGTATCTCCATCTCCTCCACCGTCTGCGGCTTGAGGATTAGTAACTGCTAAACTATTAAATACATAATTGGCAGTACTATTGTTAGTTTGAGGATTTAAGAAAGTAACAGTTGAGTTTAAACTTGTTAAACTATTTGCAGGTACATTTGCGTCAACACCTCCACCTGTTAAGTATCTAACAGTTAATGTGGTGTTTGAAGGAGCAATACCATATGTTTTAGTAAATAAGAAGTTTTCAGGTGAATAAGCAGTTGTTAGTTTAGTTTTTTCAAACGGCAAACCAATACCTACATTATTAGGATTAGGTATAATTTGTTCATCTGTATCATTAGCTGTGCCAGCACCAAACTGTAACTGTAAAGTAGTTTTATCTAAAAAACGAGTAGCAAAACGTCTTTGTATTTTTTCTAATTTCAATAAATAAGGTGTATCACCTTGATATTGAGATAAATTAGGATCATTTGTATTAGTATTTTTAATTGAATTAAATACCATTTCTTGACCTAAATAATCTACTTCATACCAATTGTTTCCATCAGTGTCTACAACATCTAATATACCAACAATATTATTTCCTGTTATATCAACAGTTGAAAATTGAACAGGCACACCAAAACTAAAATCAGTACTATTAATAGTAGATGAAATAGATTTTCTAGTTTTCTTTAAAAGAAAGTATAAAGGATTACCACTACTATCAATCTCATAAACTGTAACCTCTGTTGGGTCACCTGAACTTGATACTGAGAAGTCAATTGGGTCCTGAATTAAGAAAGTAATGTTTGGGTTTAAAACAGACGTTACTGTTGAGTTTTCAGGTACTAATAATGAGTAACTAAAATCAGGTACTATATTAGGGGCAGTACCAACAGCAGGAACCTGTTGATAAAAATCAAGATCAGAATTTGCTACTTGAGTTACATTAGGCTTGTAACCAAACATATAAGCTAACTCATATAAGTTATTAGTTTGGCGAGCATATTGTAAAAAGTTTTCTTGGACTTGGTTGTCCATGTAAAAAGATAAAACATCACCCACATAAGCAGCCATTTCCATAAACATCATACCTGGTGAGGTAGGACTAAAGTCTGTGTATGTTGTAGGGAAATAAGTTTTAGCATAGTCAACAAGACTAGCTCTTAATTCTGTAAAATCTTTATTTATGTATTGTATGTTTCTTCTAATAGCCATTATGTAAATGCGATGTTAATATTATCTGATATTCCAGTGTTTATTACATTGTATGTTAAAGATACATTAATTTGATTTGAATCAGGGATTGAATCAATAGACAAATTAGCTACAGCAACATTCGGGAAATATAAATTTAATTGAGACTGAATATCTTGTTTTAAAGCAGATACATTATTTTCTGCTATTTGTTGAAAAATAAAGGCTCGTAAATTACCACCAAAAGTAGGATTTAAATATCTTTCTGTTTTGTTTGTTAAAAAGAAATTAATTAAATTATTTTTGATAGCATCTTTAGTAGTATAAGTTGAACGAAATACAGCAGGAGCATTAAAAGGCAGAGCCACACCCACCGCTGTTCCGGGGGTGAGATCTACAGGGAATATTTTCTTTGCTCCAAATGCCATTATTTACCGTTCATTAAAGCCATAATTTGATCTAATCCTACATTACCTTCAGGTAAAGCACCATTAATAGTATCAGCGTTTCCTGGATTGAAATTACCAGCATAAGCAGAGTTAGCTGGTTTACCTAATTGCATTTCTTCTAACATACCACCAAACATTGCTTGTCTTTCAGCTGGTGTTAATTTTTTAGGTGATTCAAGATGAGGTTGAGCATAAGTGTCTCTAACCGACTCCGTAACAATTGTCTTAGGAGCACGAACAGCTTCCAATAGAATATCTTTCAATTCTTCTTGAATAGCTTCCTTTACTGCTTCTTTGATCATTTTTTTAAAATCTGATGGTTTCATTGTTTATAAATATTAAGTTAATAAGCTTTTAAATTGTCTCTATCAATTATTAGTTTTAGTTCATTAATTAAAACCTGGTTGGATGTTGTGAAGGAAAATTCAGTTTGTATCATGATTATCCCTGATTGGTTTTTACCAATTGCTCTTCTTCTATTAACTGTAGGTGTGTAAGGTACAATTTCAATTTCTAATACAAACCCTTTATAAGTTATTTGGTTTAATGTATTTTCCGCTATGTTTTGTCTTAAAGTTATATTTTCTAAGTCATTACTGATAGCTAAGTAAGTAGAATTAGGTGAGCATTGTTTCAATATATTATCAATAAAGTTTAAAGAAACTATAGCTATTGATATGAAAGAACTAGTTAACGATATAGGGGCCGCAGTGTTATCAATTATAGATTTTAATTTATTTAATTTAGAATTTCCTAAACTATCAAATTTTAAAGCATCTAAAACCTCATTAGCTTGAAATACTAAACTAGCAAAAGGACCAATTCCACCTGCAGTAGCGTCAGCGGCTATTAAAGCGGTTTTAGCAACTCTAAGTGTTTGAGCAGCGGTTATTAAACTATTTAACAAATCAGATGTTATACCTGCAGCTGCAGTGGTTGTATCTAAAACACTTCCTATTTGATTTAATTTATTAACTATATTATTTCTTTGTAAAATAATTAAATCTAATTGAGCAGGAGGTAAACAAGTACCATTAGGAACACTATTTAGCTCATTCTGGATGTTAGTTAATTGAGGTTGGATTTGGTCACTAATTTGAATACCTTTTTCTAAAATTACTTGACCTAATTTTTCTGAACCTGTTAGTTTTAAACTACTAGGTAGAGCGTTCTCTAATACTTGTACACTAACTTCAGCCATTATAGTATTTTATTTATTTTAGATTTAGTTAAAGCTATATTAGCTGAGATTTTAGGTAATTCTGATAGTACTAATTGGGCTGCAGCTGATGTTTGAGGAACTGCTACTAATACAGTAGTTAATTGTATTAATTGGTTTATTAATTTTTGCAATTCTGTCACTAAAGCATCACCTTTTAAAATAGGTTCAGTAGCGTTTTTACCACCTAATTTTATAGAAGGAGCATCAATAGTAAAATCAGCTTTAGTATCAAAGTTAAATCCACTAACAGCATTAAATCCAATTGATTGAGCTGAACTTAATAGAAGATGATCTTGAGTAGTATTAAATATTAGACGACCTGAAGTAAGAATGACTTGCTTTCCAGCATATTGATCAGGTGCTGTAGGAGCTGTTTGATAACTAGTGTATGTAGCACTTGATACTTTTAAAGGTATCTTTTGAGTACTAGTTAAATAAATAGAAGCATCATCATTATTAATACTTTCTTCTATAGGAATCCATCCTTGATTAGATTGAGTACCTTGTCCATTTCTAATAAGAGTAATAGGATCACCAGAAGTACTAGTTCCTTCAGACCATGTATTTAAAGGGATTTGATTTTCTTTAGTTTTTATAGTAGAACCAAATCGTATACTATTACCCCATCTACCTTCATAGATTATATCTCCTTCAAAAGGTTTTAATGGATGAATATTAGTACGTTCAATAAATGTTTTACCTAAGTTAATCTCTGTTGACTTATCAGTTACTCGTCTAACATTACCTATAGATGTTTGTCTATAATCTTTTTGTTGAGACTCAGGTAAATTCTGTGGGTCAGAAGGAAAACCATTATGATGAGGATGATTCCATAAGGCTGTAGGATTTAAATAATAATTATTTATATCAGTACTTATTCCTGGTTTGTCAGGAGCTGGACCATTAATTGCTGTAGACGGTAATTGAACTATCCAAACAATTTCATCTATTAAAGGAAAGTTTTTAAAATTAGGAAAAAAAGGTTTAGCTATAGTTAATTGGGCTGTGGGATTAGTTATGTCTTGAAATTGGATAGTACCAATACCATTGTATCTTCCAAAATCATTAAAACCATCACTAGATTCATCTAAAATAATATTTTTAACCCTTCCGGCTAAAAAAGCTATAGGAGATGAAGTAATCCCATTTGGGGATTGACTTGCTTGTGTATTAACACTTGCTTGGCCTCCATCTCTTTTATTTAGAATACCCATTATTTATCTCCTTTTAACTCATTCATA